ATCTGAACTTCGTCGCCATCCCGCGTACCGGCAGCACGAGCATTGCGAGCGCTCTCGGCGTGCGGCTCGAGCATCGGCGCGCGTCGGAAGTGCCGGGCCCGCGCTTCGCCGTCGTGCGTCATCCGGCAGAGCGGGCACGCAGCGCCTATCGACTCGCGCTCACGAACCCGCACTCGCTCGCGAAAGCCTGCCTCGGCGATGCGCGCACGTTCCGCGAGTTCCTGCTGCGCGACAACCTGCTGACGTGGCCGCAGTCGTACTGGCTGGATGCGCCGGTCGATCTGCTGCTGCGGTTCGAGACGCTGCCGGAGGAATTCACGCGCTACTTTGGTGAGCCGCTGCCGCGCCTGAACGAGTCGGCGGATATCAACATGGGCGACGATGACTGCGCCGACCTGATCGCGCGCCTCTACAGCGAAGACATCGAGCGATTCGGCTATGTCGCTTAGATTCGCCACTGTTGCCGGATACGCCAATCTCAACGGCGCGGCGGCGCTCGGCAATTCGACGAGCGGCACGCTGCTTCAGTGGTATCGCAAGGAGGATTCAACCAACGGTCGCGATGTCATTGGGCTGACGAGGTCCGGCGGCGGCGCGCTGATACAGATCGTTTCCGCGACGCAGATCCGTGGCGGGCACAGCTCCAATTTAGGTGGCATGACCACCTATAACGTTGCAAACGGGGTGTACGTCGGCCTCGCGCTGACGCTCTCCGACAGCTTGGCGCAGTGCTTTGTGTACGACGGCGCGCTGACGTTGTTCGCCTCGGACAACACGTTCTACACGCCCAGCAATTTGACCAACGTCTGGTTCGGCGACCAGGGGCCGTGGGGTGACGGCGCGGTCGGGTGCCGACGCTACGGCAGGGTATGGTCGCGCGTGCTCAGTTCCGCCGAAATCCTCGCCGAATTCGAGATGGTTCCGTCGCTCGCGACACCCGCAGCGAGCCTGACCGGCCTGCGCGGCTCGTGGCTGCTGCCGGATGCGACGACGGGCACGGACATCAGCGGTGTCGGCAATAACCTGACGATTTCCGGTGGCTCGACCTCGGCGGACGAGCCGCCGATTGGTGGTGCGCAGGTATTTATCCCGACTCAGTATCGCCGCACCAATTCATTGCTGCGGATGTAGTTCACTTACAGAGGTATCTCCATGCTGCTTTACTCGGCACCCTTCGAGAACGTGACGTTCACGGACGCGGCGCAGGACCTGGTATTCCTTGCGACGAGTTCGTCCGTGCCGCTGCGGATTCATGCGGTCCGGCTCACGGCCGGTGTGACGACCGACGTGCGCGCGCGCATTCAGCTCATCCGGCGCACGACAGCCGGTTCCGGTGGGACGGGTATCACGCCCGTCGCATTGCACGGACGCAACTCGGTTGCGGCCGCAACGACGGCGACTTACGCGCGCACGACGCCCGGCACGGCAGGCAACGTCATTCACGCAGAGCAGTGGTCGCTGCTCGTGCCGTTCGAGTGGCTGCCCACTCCGGAGATGCGGCCCACGATTCCGGTAAGCGGATTTCTCGGGCTGAATCTCGCTGCTGCAACGGGTGCGACGCGGGTGATGTCCGGCTCGATCATCTTCGAGGAGCTGTAAGCCATGCGCGTCAAGCTGCTGAGCCACATCGTAGAAAACGGTGGCATCAAGATTTCCCGCAGGCATCGTCAGAAGGATGGGACGTTCCTCAAGGAAGTCCCGTTCGTGAAAGGCGCGGTGATCGAGATGTCCGACGCGAGCGCGGCGAAGTACATCGCCGCAGGACTTGCCGAACAGACGGATGAACAGGAGAGCCAGTCGTGAGCGCAACCAACGGGTTAGAGAATGGCCTGCTGTCGCTGCTGTTCGAGAACGCGAACTATGCGAACGTCGGCGATGCGACGGGTCTTCGCGGATCGACGACCGCGGGAGTGTTCTACGTCTCGCTGCATACCGCAAACCCGAACGAGACCGGCACTCAGTCCACGAGCGAGGCGGGTTACACGTCGTACGCGCGCGTATCCGTCGTGCGATCGACGTCCGGTTGGACGGTCGCGTCGGGTGTCGCGGACAACGACGCGGGTATCAGCTTCCCGCAGGCGTCTGGCGGATCGGAGACCGAGACATACTTCGGCATCGGTTCGGACGTATCTGGAACCGGCAACCTGTTTCTCTGGGGCGCGCTGACATCCGGGTTGCTGGTTTCTTCGGGTGTGGCCCCGAGTTTTGCGGCCGGCGCATTGGACGTGACGCTAGACTGATGTTCGGAATTCGCGTCAAGCCGTCGCTACTGAAGCCGACTAAAGTGCAGGTGGCGACCGAGGGTGAGTACGTGCTGCTCACGATCGGCAACAACACAATGCGCATGGGCTACGAGCACGCGATCACGCTGAGTCAGTGGTTGAGAGTTCGAGGTAAAGAAGCCAAGCGATTTGCCGGCGACGGTTCACGACACTGGCATGCCTTGGCGATCGCGAACGGAGCGCCTGACGGCAAGTCGTGAACTACGTTTATCGCCGCCCGTTCGACTACCGCGCGAAGGGATCGCAGTATTGGCCGGTCCACTACGCAGCGGGAGCATTGGATGGCAACGCTGGGCTGACATTTACCGCGACCGGCACGATCACCGGCGCCGGAGCATTGGCGGGCGTTGCTGCACTGACGCTCAGTGCATCCGGTACAACGAGCGGGGATTCGTCGATCAGCGGCAGCACGGGCATGCTGATTGACGCGAATGCCACGCTGCTTGGTACGGGCGTACTGGTCGGCTCTATCAGCATGCAGTTCGACCTGTCGGCCACCGGCACGTTGCAGCAGGCGTACAGCCCGCTGATGTACCAGCCGACGAAGCGATGGGCGACGCAAGAAGTTGACTGGCGAGCGTATACCGACCGCCTCGTCATCTTCCCGCTTAACGTCTCATCTGACGTGACGGGATCGGCGAGCCTGGTGTTGTCGGCGACGGGCGTTCTGACCGGACAAGCTGAGGCATCAGGATCGGCCGAGATCGTGTTCGGCGGCGCGGGTACGCTGCTCGGCGCGGGTCGACTCGCTGGTTTCGGTGCGATGGCATTCGATCTCACGGGCACGCTCGGGGCAACGGCTTCGGGCGACATAGCTGGTGCCAGCACGCTTCAGATCGACACTATCGGCACGCTCTACGCTACGGGAGCCATGCTGGGCAATGCTGCGATGATCCTCTCGGCCAGCGCAACACCGAGTCAGCAGGTCGCGATCGCCGGGCAGGCGAGCATGGCGTTCGGGGCGAGCGGGACACTGCTCGACATCAGCGAGGTGGTCATCGCGAACCGGCGCAGATTCAAGATGCGCGCGACGCCGAGCCGATTCTACTTTCGCGGGGCATCATGAGCTGCGAGACCGTCACATTTCGGCTGCCGAGTGTCGTCAAGGACCCGGCTGAGAGTCTGCCAGTCCTGTTTGACGCATATGACTATTGCGTGTCGTTCTGGACGCGAGATGTGCCAGTCGCATTGGGAACGTTCATTCGCTTCAAGCGCGGCACCGGCTTTTCATACGAATGCACGACGGCTGGCACGACTGGGTCGAGACAGCCGAGCCCGACAAGTGCGATCGGGACGACGTTCACGGATGGATCGGTCACATGGACTTGCAGAGCGGCGGATGTGAACGGCATCAGCCCCATCAGTTCGCCGCAAGCGCTGTCGGACCCCACGGGGTTAACGATTACGAGTGTCGCGGCCCAGAATTCGCGCGAGATCATCGCTACCTACAGTGGCGGCGAATTAGGCCAAGACTATGACGCGGTGTTTACGTTCATTCTGAACGGGCTTCAGCGTGTAGCCAGGCAGCGCGTAGAAGTGCGAAAGCAGTGAGCGCGGAGACGAAAGAGCAGATCGTGCGCATAGCGGTAGAGGGCTGAATGCTGACGTTCGACGTTAGGGGCGACGTGTCGCAAATCACGCGCCACCTCTCCGACGTGGCGATGCGGCAGACCCCGTATGCGACAGCGGTAGCGCTGACGAGAACAGCCAAGTTCGTCGAGCGGAAGATCAAAGAGGAAATCCCTCGGGTTTTCGACAGGCCGACGCGCTTCACCCTCAACTCTACATGGGTGCGCACTGCCACCAAGCAGCGGCTCTGGGCGCAGGTGAAGATCAAGGACGAGGCGCTCAAATCTCGTCCGCCAATCAAGTGGCTGAGCCCGCAAATCTATGGGGGCGCGCGACGCCAGAAGGCGTTCGAGAATCTGTTGATTCGATCCGGCAAGATGCCCGCTGGCTACTACGCCATCCCGACATCCGCCATGCCCACGGACGCCCAAGGCAACGCCAGCAAGGGGCAGATAGTCAAGATTCTGGCTGATTTGAGATCGACTCGTGACCCGTTGCAGTGGGCCACAGACAGGTCAAGGGGTCGACGCCGTCGATCCCGAACAAAGCGGGCCCAGTTCTATTTCAGCACGTGGCCGCCGAACAAGCGGACCCAGCACTTGAAGCCGGGGGTGTATGTGCGCACCGAACTCGGATTCGGGTCGAGCATCAGGCCAGTGCTGCTGTTCACACCCCGGGCGCGCTATCGCAAGCGGCTGCGCTTCTACGAGATCGCGGACCAGTCAGCGCGGATGCGATTCCCGATCGAGTTCGCACTGGCGATGCGCCATGCGATCGCGACGGCGAGGGGTTGATGCCGTACGCTGATCAAGCCCGGAAGCGTGACGCTGTGCGTGCATGGTATGCGCGCAACCCAGAGGCCAGACGCAAAGCGATAGAGAACGCGGCGGCATACCGTCGCAAGTCGCCAGAAGCCCGCGAGCGCTGGCGGCAGTGGAAGCGCAATGCCAGAGCCAAGAAGGGCGCCACTCCGCGCAGCGTCATCCGAGAGCGCCGGCAGGATAGGTTAGTCGAGCAGAACGCTCGGCAGGCATGGCGGTGGTGGCTAAAGAACGCGCCAGATGCATGGATTGCCGCGTACTACGATTCCCTCGGGAAACCATGGATCAATCCGAGGTTGAGCATTGCAGATGCATATCGCATTAGGTATGCGATGGACACGGACTTCTATCACCGGGAGTACGCCAGACTTCAGGCGAAGAAGGTCAGGCAGCGAAGTATCTTAGGGCGTCGTGCTGGTGGAATGTCAGCCTCTGAATTGCGAGAGGTGAGGGAAGGCGCTGAAGACTGCTATTACTGCGGCAGTCCATTGATGCTGCGGCATAGGACTATCGACCATGTCATACCGCTGATCGCTGGAGGACAGCATGAGCGCGGGAATGTCGTGGTGTCATGTCGCTCATGCAACTCTAAGAAGGGCGACAGGATGACGTGTGGTGCACTGGGAAGAAATCAAAAGGTACTCCCGCACCGCACCAAATACGGGTAGTTCGGACCCCCGTTTTCTTGGATGCATGATCCGAAAAGTCACTGAATTATGAACCTCCCGAAGCTGAGCGCGGCGGAATTTGCTGCGCTCTGCGGGGTCTCGCGGGCGACGGTGACTAACTGGATGGACGAGGGCATGCCGTGCGAACGCACGGGTCGGCAGCGCGTTCGCGTCGAAATAGATCCGGCGCTGGCGGTTCCGTGGGTCGTAGACCGCCGTGAGCCGGCGGGCTCGCAGCGCGAACGTCTGGCGAAAGAGCAGGCCGACAAGATCGCGATGCAGAACGAAACGCAGCGCGGCCGGCTGATCGACGTAGCCGTTGTGGAAGAAATATGGATGGCGAAAGCCGCGCACATGGCGCAGTTGCACGACGCTGTGGCGGGTCGCCTGGCGCATGAATTCCTCGGTAGTACCGATCCCGGAATCAACCGCTCTCGACTGCTGGCAGAGCTGCGTGAGGTTCGAGACAGTATCGCCAAGTTCACGCTTGGCATTGCCGATGCTCTTGGGCGCGCTGCGGAAAGTGGCGAGCATCGAGAAGCCGCCACCGAACCGGACGGCGAGTCAGTGGGCGGATCAGACGAGACGCCTCCCCGAAGGAAGCGCCGAACCCGGAAGGTGGCGAAGTAGCAGAACCCCGTACTGCATACCGAT